AGGAGTCAGATAACTTCTCGTTCATCATAGTGTCGATAGCTTCGATCATGTTTGCTTTGTCATGTTCGTATCTTTTGGCAAACTCTTCTCTCAACTCAGCGCCTACAACTTCTTTGTTTTCTTTGATTTTCAAGTCCCAAGCTTCTTGGATGCCCTTTTGAACATCTTCAGAGATTGCTCCAGACTCTACTAGTTTTGATATTGCGTCTATCATGTTATTTCAGGTCCTTTATTATGTTTGTAAGTGCCTCTTTCAGGAACTTTTGTGCTTTTGCATCATTTCTAACTTCAGCGGCCAGACCCTTCGCCATATTCCCACCCTTGGTGTTCATGAGGTGTTCGTAAATTGGCGTAGGATAAGCACCCGGTGCCGAAGGTTGAGCCACAACATCTACTGTGATGATCTCAAAGTCTGAAACTTCACCGCTTCCGTATTCGTTCATGTTTCCAGAACCTCTACTTGAAACGCCTAGTTTCACACCTGATTCCAACATAGTTTTGACAAGTTGGCCCATTGGTGTTGGTAGGATTTTCATCTTACCGTATCCATTTGGTCCGTCCATCCACATTTCTGTAATCATGTGAGACACACGGTCCAAATTAATTTTTAAATCATCTGGGTGATCCACTTCACCTAAAACAGAGTATCCTGAGCTGATCTGATCGTTCAGTGTTTTAGTTGCTTTCGCAATTTCTTGCACTGGATATACTCTCTGATTAGCGTTCTTGATCCCACCTTGAATGCAGATGCCCTTCATGTACAAATCTTTACCGTCTTTTCCCTCGTGTAAGACCTGCACTCTGGCCTGATCAAATGTTAGATTCTCTCTCAGGTATAGTGATGCCATCCGATGATCTCCTTAAATCAACAATTACTTAGAAGCAACTGGTGATTTTGCAGATTTGTCTGAACCGTCAGCTGTATTAGCCTTCTCCATTTTTTTGAATGAAGTAGATTTTGCTTTACCGCCTGTGTTCTCAAAGTCACCTGCCATTTTTTGTGCTGTTGGAGCCGGTCTTCCTGTTTCGTCTGCTCCGCCTTTAGCGATGTTGTGTGTTCCACCGCCCATGCTCTTCACACTTGCATTAACTGGTGATTTTGCTGATTTATCTGAATGGTCGGCGCCGTCAGCTTTGACAGGATTTTTGTACTCTTTCATCTTCTCTTTTTTATCCTTGTGCATTGCTTCCTTTTTCATGCCTTTGTCTTTGTGCATGGCTTCGGTCTGCTTGCCTTCCATTTCAACTTCTGGAGTTAATTCTGGTGCAACTTCTAAAGACTCATCTTCTTTTTCTTCATCGTCACCATCTTTTTTATCCATCATTGCTTCGAATTCAGCTTTTAATTCGTCTAAAGCGTCTTCTAAGTCAACAACTCTGTCTTCCATATCTTCATCGCCGTCTTTGTCCATGTCTTTTTCCATGTCCATGTCTTTGTCCATGTCCATATCTTTGTTCATGTCCATGTCCATTTCTTTGGCGCCTTCTTCGTCTGCAGATATGTCTTTGACTAATTCGTCAGTGGCATCGCCACCAACTTCTTCGATTGACTCTTCTTCAGTAGTTTCTGATTCAGTTGCTTCGTCTTCGATTTCAACCACTTCGTCTACTTGCTCTTCATTTGCTTCTTCTGACTCAGACTCTTTTTTCATTTTGTCTTTTTTGTCATGCATAGCTTCAGTAGTCTCAGTTTCTGTAACTTCGTCTTCTTTTTTCATTTTCTTGTCATGCATCGCTTCAGCAGTCACTTCTTCGTCTGCTAGGTTCTCGTAGATATCTCTAGATTTTTCTACCACGATTTCATGGAATAAAGCCTCTGCTTTATCGTTTTCTTCGTTTATCAGTAATTCTAATAAACTCTCAAATTTATTATTTGACATTTTACACGTGCTCCTTTGTATAGGTCGATTTGTACTTATAAGTGTAGTATTTACTTATATCCAGTTAAAACTAAGGTATATGTGGTGAAAAAGGGTATTTTGGTGCTAGATCTTGAGCTGTAGATCAAATTTTGCTAGAAATTGCTCTGTTGTAGGATGATCTATGTTGCCCTTCCACTCTAGATCCTTGGGTTGGAACCAGCCTTTGGGAATCACTCGGTGGAATTGCACGTCCTTGAAATCCGTCAATATACGTTTGGTCTGATTCATCCAGTTGCCGTAGAAAGTGGCCTCATCCTGACTCTTTTTGTAGTTCCTGGTGTCCTTGAAAACATTGTTGAACTTGAATCTGCTTTTGTTTGTGCCATCATTGTGTCCCTTATAATCGAAACCTAGTATGTAGATCTCTTTGAATTGTTTGTCACAGGCCAATTTGAGAGCAGTTGGTCCGCTTGACCACCCAAGGCTTGGCTTTGCCCAGGTCACATGATCCAGCAACTTCTGGTGTTTCTGATACTGTGCGTTGAAATTGCTGTACACTTTATTATGTTCAACATAATCTGTCTCTGCGATCTCCAACAACATTTTGGGATCAACTGCTATCAGCCAATCGGGTTGATGTGTCCTATAGACCCCATTGCAGGCGAATACAGTGCCACGTTCCTTGAGATCGTTGATATCTATGCCCCTACGGGACTCACCGTTACCCAGTACAAATGCTGTGTGTGACATTATAACTCTAAGTTATCGTCTTGGGCAGGTTGTCCGTACATCTTTTGGACGAATACTGCCTCTTCCTTCTGTTGTGCATCGTGTGCCTCTGATGCCAACCTCATAGAGTTGATCTGTTTGAGTGTTAATCTCGTTTTCCTTGTGTCTTCTGAATCTAAAATTGAAATATCGTTCTCAGGCTCGTAAGTTTTGTCCTGTTCGAAGCCGTCTGCGCCGTATGTGAAGAATTCATTCAGTTTCATAATCGTATTTAATCCTTATACCTGTCCGCCGCCGCCTGTGCCGCCCGGTGTCTGTCCGCCTGGGGTCTGTCCTGGTCCACCTGGTTGTGGTGATCCTGGTTCTGGTGCGTCTGGATCCGCTGTTGGTTCCTCAAATTGGTCTAGGTCAGCACTGATTCCTGACTGCGTCACACCGCCGCCTCTCAGTTCATTCGATTTGCTCTGTCGTTTCTGTGGCACGTTGTTCTCTTCCGCCCAAAGGTCAGCATTTCTCACCATTTCTTCTTCAGTAAGTCCAAGATACCTTTTCAAAGCAAATCTTTTACTCATGTAAGGTAGATCTGCAACTGCTGTGAACGTGTTTACCCTTGCTTGGTCCATTTCTGTCTGCCTGTACTGGGCAAAGTTCTGTGGTGGATTCAATTTCAGTTCAAACATTCCATTGTCTATGTTGTAACCTTTTGATTTTATCCATAATTTGAATTCAGAATCAAAAGTTTCTGCTAACATGCTCTGTAATCTCGCACAATACTTGTTGAATCTCAGTTCTTGTATGTAAGCAGTACCTACCCTGCCGTCATTGTACTGTTGTTGTCCGTCTTCTGCACCTGTTGGCAAGTAAGAACTTGGAATTCTCAAACCTCTGAACAGTTTGTTCGTGAAATATCTTAAATCATCAATCTCACCTAGGTTAGTACCACCAGGCAATGTGTCAACTTTAGATCCTCTACCTTCTGCGGTCTGTGGGAAGAAGTAATCTTCGTTAATTGACATCGGATTGTAAGTTGCATCTATAAAGTTTGCTCCACCAGATGCACTTGGAATTCTTCTTTGGTTGATTTCATTCTTCACTCTCTCAACGAACTGCATAGCCAAGTGTGTGGGCATGTTACCAACGTCAATGTAGAAAACTCTTCTTTCAGGTGCTCTCTGCACCCTGTAAATTATGATTGCGTCTTCCAACAATTCTTTTTGCTTGTAAACTTTGAAAACTTGTTCTAATACCGACTGTCCAAAAGGGAATAGGTTGTCTAGACCATCTGACATCGACATGTGCACCACGTGTTCAGCATTGATATTGTAGGCATTCATTGTTTTGTAGAACCTACCTCCTGCGTTTCCTCCTGCAAATCCAGACATACTATTGGTCGCACCTGCGTTGGCATAACTTGATCCATATGCCGCTGTGCCGCCACCTGTCGTTCCACCGCCACCGTAAGTTTGGTTAGGTGTGATCTGTGTTGCAGATAGTCTTTGTAAGTTTGGATTTATATCTCTTATTACATACTGTTCAGGTTTCTTGCCTTCGGACTCGTTGACTACTATCCTGTCGACTTTTGCGTTGTCTACGTACAACCATTTCAATGTTTCTGGGTCTCTCACGAAGAAACAGTCTCCGTATTTCAGTGCGTTCCTGAATATCCTGAAAATTCTTTTGTTGAACTTGTTGGATTTTGTCCATTGTTGGAGTGCCTTCTTCAAAAGTTTAACTTCGTGTTCTGTGGTCTCGTCCTTGAACACTAGATCGAACGGAGTCTCGTTTTCCGTGTTCTTCTGTGTTGAGAATTCTGCCAGGATGTCCAGTGCCGCGTTGATCTCTGAATCCGAATCCATCTGGTCATACTGGAAGTATCTCTGTATCCTGTTGGGGTGTCCCGTGTAAACATCTGGCAAGTAAGAACTGTAGTTCCTCTTGGCGAAGTTGGGTACTTTCTCCCCTGATATGGGAGACATGTTTGCGTCTTTAAAATATTTTTTCCAAGCCATACTTTATTATACTAGACTTCCGCCCATGTTTGCAACATTATTATTCATTGATTTGGTATTCTTTTCTGTCATTGCACTCACCGTTACAAGCGTATTTAAGGCTCTCTGTGCGTTTTTGTTTAATTCCACAAGCTCACGTAGGTAGTTTTCCGTGTTCACGGACTGCATGTCAGTGCTTGCCGGTGGTGTAGCACCTGCGTTGCCTGTCATCTGCTCTATGACCTTGGCCAATTGGCCGTAATCGTTCTTTGGAACTACTGCTTCTATGCCATGCAGTGTGGCCGGTGTGCCTGATCCGAAGTCCTTGAATCCGTCCGACCCATTGAACATGGGGTTTGGCCCTATTTTGCTCTTGGCCAGTTTCTCGTTCAGAGTGTCAAACGGTGTCAGTATGTCATATATGCTGTTGCCCTGGCCACCGGTGGCTAATCTCTCGCCTCCCCTCCGTGCCATGCCGAAGATGGAATCATCCGCTGTGGACAGTATGGTGCCCTTGCCCGTGCCCTTGTCCGTGCCCAGGTTACTGAAGAACGCACTGGTCACCCTGATAGCATTCTTGGTGCTGTCATAGGCTTTGTCGAACGCTGTGTCTCCATCCACCATGTCTGACACGGTACCGGATATCCTCTCAAGGACTTTGCCCAACGTCTCTGAATTTAATATCTTGCCGAACACCCCTGTGCTCAGGGTCTCCGCCTGTGTTTTTAGTGTCTTTAATGTTTCATTGAAACCAACCAATAAGTCTGTGTTGTCACCCTGCACTTTCATCTGTTTGTCTGCCGTGTTGTCTCCGCTACCTGCCAGTTTAGCCATGGCATTAAGATATTGTTCAGCACCATCTAATCCGAATCTGCCGGCGTCAGCGAAGGCCTTGGCAAAATCAGTGCCTATCACATTGGAGGCCCCTTTGACCTTGCTGACGAAGTCTGCACTGCTCAGCGTGCCTTCGTTCAATTGTCTAATGAAATCTATTATCTGCGGATTTGCCGCCTGGAACGTTTGTGACACAGGCAACGTCGCAACACCAAACTGTGTGATGTCTTTTATCACAGTGGCCAATTCAGGTGACAGGTTCTCCATGGCCAACGTGGCCGCGGTAGTGGCATCTCTGCCTTTCTGGTTCAATTGCATCAATGAGGCTTGGAATGTGCCTTCGACGGCCAGTTGACGATTGGTTGCATCCAATTCTGATACCTGTATTCCTGTCAGTTTGCTCAACTTTGTCAGGTTCTTGGCGTACTCCACGGTCCTTGACACAAGGTCCATCTGTGACACACGTTCTGAGTTACCTCTGGCTCTTTGTATCTCTAATTGAGTGACAAGGAATTCTGATGTTTCTTCTAGGTTCAATCCAAACTCTGCGAGTTCTGTTTTTGTTCTCTCCCTCAACGATCTTGTGAAACCTTGTATGATGGGCATGCCGTCCATGATAGTCCCGAAAAGCCTCGCGAATGTACTTGAGTTGGTTGCTATTAGGTCAACGAAATCCAATATTGGCATATTGGCAGATGTGGCCGCATTCCTTAACTGTATCACCGACTTGCCGAATCCCGCTCCCGTCTGTGATAGTTGTTTGAATATGCCTACGTTGAAGTCAGCGGCACGGCCAAAATCACTCAGCGAGAGTTCAAGGCCGGGTAATTTGAGTTTCAGGTCATCGAATCCTTTAGTGGCATCCGCAAATCCTTCTATCTTCCTGTCAGCCAGGGCAAAGTTCTTGCCGGTCTCTACCACGCCCTTGGTCAGGCCCTTGAGTAAACTTGCACCCGCGGCCGCCACTGCCGCACCAAAGCCTACTGTTGCCTTGGTGGCCACTCCCAACGCTCCGGCTATTTTTGTAGTTGACTTGATTTTCTTGATAGAGGATTTGTAATCCTCGTCAGAGAGCTTGCCCTCCTTCTTTAGGAGATCTAATAATATTTTATTTTGGGCATTTATCTGTTTCTGGTAATCGGCCTCTGACTTGTTGCCCTTGTCAAATATCTTGAATGTGGATTGTAGGACACGTGAAAGGCCTTTGAGCTCGTCGCTCAAGTCGTTCAGTATTCTGTCTAGGTCGTCCGCCATACGGTTTTAATTCCTGGTATTTTATACGCACATAAATATTGACCTATATGCATTATTAGTGTATATTTAGTGAATAGAAAAATGACAGAAAATACCAACCCATTAGGCAAATACTACAGACAGCCTCAGATATACATCCGTCTGCCCAGCAAGGGCAAGTACTATCCAGCGGATGTGTTCACACCAACGGAGACTGGTGAGATACCTGTACTGCCAATGACAGCCAAGGATGAGCTGTCATTCAAGACACCGGACTCTATGATGAGTGGACAGTCCACGGTCGACGTGATACAGAGCTGTGTGCCCAACTTCAAGAACGCCTGGAAAATGGTGAACTTCGACACGGACGCTGTGTTGTTGGCGATAAGGATCGCCACATATGGTGAGACCATGGATGTTAA